ACAGGCTCAATTAGAGGCTGAGCAAAAAGCGGCTCAAGAAGAAGAAGTTAAGCAAGCTGTTGTATCTGGTGTTGAATCAGGTACTGAAAGGCTTATGGCTGACGTTCAAGAGCAACTTACGAAGCGTGGCGCTGATATGGAAGAAACGCTTCAGAAGTACAAGAAAGAGCTTGAAGAAAAGACTGACGAAATCACTAAGATGCGTGAGTCTAAGCGTGTATTCGCTGATCGCTCTTCTAAGTCTGAAATCAGCACCTTCGGTAAAGATTTCTTGAACGCCCACATGTTGGGTGTAATGACACAGAAAGGTTGGGATACTGACTTTGCTCGTGACATTCAAGAGAAAGCTGGTATCGACTATGCTTCAAACGCAGCAGATATCGATCAAGAAGTATCTTCTTTGATTGAAAAAGAAATTCAGAACGAACTCAAAGTAGCTCGTCTGTTCCGTGAAATTCCTGTAAATGGTAAGTCTACAGTTCTCCCCATCTCAGTTGATGTTGAGCCTGCAGTATTCGCAACGAATGCTACTTCTGGCAACTTGGAGAATCGTGGCGCATCAGACAGCACCTACAAGCCTAAGCAAGTTATCTTGAATGCTTATCGTTTGATTTCTAGCACCTTTATGGACAACGAAGTTGACGAGCAAGTACTTATCAACTTGATGCCTATGCTTGTTGAAGGTGTAGCACGTGCACACGGTCGTGCAGTAGAAGGCGCTATCCTTAACGGTGGCGGCAGCATTTCTGGCCTTGACGGCGTAGCAGCAATTGCTACAGCCAAGCACGACATCGACGGCGGTTCTGTTGCTTCTGGCAACTTTGCTACGATGACCGCTGCCCAACTTCTTGCAGCACGTAAGGAAATGGGTAAGTACGGCCTAAATCCTTCAGACATCACTTATATTGTAAGTCCTAATATGTATTATGACTTGTTAAGTGATTCTGCCTTCCAAACTCTTGATGAAGTTGGAAGCGACTTGGCAATCCGAGTTGTTGGTACCATCGGAGCGGTATTTGGTTCTCCAGTAATCGTATCCGAAGAGTTTGCCGCAGAAGGCGCAGGTGTTCCTGTAGCTTTTGCTGTTTACGCACGCAACTATGTTGTTCCTCGTCTCCGCGGTGTAACCGTAGAGCAGGATTACGAAGTAATGAATCAGCGACGTGTAATCGTTGCTACTCAGTCTCTCGGTTTCGAAGAGCTTGTAGCAGGCGCGTCAGCCGACCAACCTTCAATCAAGATAGATTCTGTAGCGTAATACTACGGATTTATCCTAGAAACGCGGGGGAGGCCTTCCTCCCCCAGTTTTTACTAATTTACTTATGGCAGATTTAACAACTATAGCTGACTACAAAGATGCCGAAGGCATAAATAACCCCAAGCATGACTTGAGGTTAGAAGCTTTGGTACCTTCTGTGAGTCAATTAGTAAAAACTTATTGTGGAAACAGTATTATTGATTTCTTTAGTACGAATAAAGAAGAAGTATTAAATATTAATTGGGATACTTATATTGTTCAGTTAACAGAAAGCCCTGTTAATGCTTTAGTAAGTGTTGCAGAGCGACCGAATCAAGGAAGTCCATATGTATCTCTTACTTCCGGAAACAATGACTTTTATTTAGATAAGTCCACAGATACAGTTTTTCGTACCAATTCAGCAGGTTACACGAATTGGAAAAGAGGGCCAGGAGCAGTAAAGATTGTTTATACCGCAGGGTATGCAACTACTCCGGCAGATTTGAAACTTGCCGTTTTTGATTTGATAAGTTATTATCTTCATGACGAGCATAAAGAAAGAAAAGTGTTAGCAGGAGCAAGTATTCAAAACCAGGGTACTACATCTATGAGAGATAGTGTTGCGTTTCCTGATCACATCAAGCGAGTTTTAGACTTGTATAAGAATTTTTAAGAATGAGTCAGTCAAGTTTATTTGCATTTCTATTACAGTTAGATGCTGAAATGGAAAAAACCAGTTCTGATTATAGGCAGGAAAAAGCAAATAAAAGAACTCATCCTTTTAACTTTGATAAAAATGACTTAGTAGAACAAACAATCTATGAACTAGAAAGTAGGGCATACAAAGTCACATCAGATGATAAAGGAGTTATGATAAGAGCTGCTGATAAGATGCTATCAAACTTAAAAGCAACATTGAAGCCTTTTTCAAAAATGGCGATGTATTACAAAGAATCAGCAACAGGTGTCTCCATGGTATTCACCTCTTCTGTAGGAATAAAAAGTAAATTTGGAGCGCCAGATGATGTTTTTGCAAGCGTAAAGGCAACTTATGGTCCTTCTTTGAGACAATATTTTGATGATTTACAAGAACATTTTAAAAGTACAAAAGAAGTAAATCCAAAAACAAATAGAGAACGAAGCAGAGTTATAAGAACACGAGGAGGAAATCAGTTAAAAGCTCCTGGACGATTTTTTAATGCAGGGCATGCAGAGGGTGAAGGTGTATTTGAAAGTATGCTCGCAGATGCTTTTACAGCAGCTGCAGGTTCTGTTATAGACGACTCAGGAGATAGTATAGGAGAAGCAGCAGTATTAAGAGATCTGGATAAACTTGGAGTAGATCTTTCTATAATGAGAGATGGTGCTACAGATAGCCATACTATCTCGTTAGAGTCACAATCTTTTAATAAAAAATATGGAGGGCTTTCTGCAGCAAAAAAACGAGTTTTACAGCAACAACTTTTTAGAGCATTAAAAATAATTAGTAGTAATTTTGCAGACTTTTATGACCTTGAAGGGTCGGATACTCCAAGGCAAAAAACTAGAAAGAAAGCAATAAAAAAAGCAATAGAGCCTTTTCAGAAAATAAAAGGAGTGGTAATAAAACTAGATGAAGACATAAAGTTACCTATTCCAAGGCAAACAAAAGCAAATAAGAAAAAAGCTTCATCTACTTTAAAAGGAAAAAGATTTACAATGGCAGCTCCAGTTATAGCTGCTTCGAGAAAAAGAAGTAAGCCAGCTAAATTACATGGAGGAGAAAAACCTTTTATAAATTTAGTAGCTTTGATAAATCAAAAGCTACCACAAACTGTAGCAAAAAATATGGGTGAACCCAGACTTGTAAATAGAACAGGAAGATTTGCTTCTAGTGCAAGAGTTACGGATATAACAAGCACCAAGCAAGGATTTCCTAGTATTGGATATTCATATGAGAAAAATCCATATTCTGTTTTTGAACGTACAAGCGGTACTCGATTTGCAAGTTCAGAAAGAGACCCACGAGATTTAATAGAGGGATCAATTAGAGAAATTGCATCTCAAATGTTAGTAGGAAGATTCTATACTAGGAGAGTTTAATGGCAAATCCAAGAACATATGCATCGAGACGACATAATATCTTGGAAGCATTAGCAACTGCTTTAAAAACTATAGATGGTTCAGGAGCATTTCTCTCTAATGTAGGAGAAAATGTTCATCCAAGAATGAAGTTTTGGGATGAGGTGGAAGAGTTTCCAGCAATACATTTAAATGCTGGGTCAGAAACTAGAGATTATCAAACCTCTGGGTATAAGGACAGATTTTTACAAGTAACAGTTCGTTGCTATGTAAATGAAGAAGACGCTCAAGTTGCTTTAGGAGCGTTACTTGAAGATGTTGAAACTGTGTTGGAAAAAAATTCTAGACTAACTTACTTTGATAGTACGTTTACAAAGAATGCGACACAACAGATCACAATAATCAGTATTGATACTGATGAAGGTGTACTTGAACCTCTTGGCGTCGGAGAGATGATTATAGAGGTTCGATATTAGAAAATACTGGCACGAACAGACGTTCACGTCCAAGTCTTTTCAAGAGAGCGTAGGAGATTACTATGGCTGAATTTTTGCATTTTAGTAGAGACAGTAGAATGTATCTCGTGCAAAACAACCGAGCATGGACAGTTCCTGTCCTTGACGGTTTTAGTTTTTCACAAGCTACAAACGCTTCGGAAATAACTCTGAATGAAATGGAAGACGCAAGCGGTCGAAGCCGTCGTGGACGAAAAATGTTTACCGACTCACTTTCCGCTGCAGAATTTTCATTCTCTACTTATATGAGACCTTTTAAAGCGGCAGGTGGTACTGCCTATAATAGTGGTGTGGGTCGAGCAGACTCCACTGCAAACAATCATCACGCAGTAGAAGAAGTATTGTGGGTTGCCATGGGAAGCCAGAATGTTTATGATGCTGCAGCATACAAGTGGAAGCATGGCGCAAATGGCGGTGCTATCACTTCATTCGTTACAACTAGCGGTGGAACAGATGCTGGAAGAAGTGCAGGAACCTATACAGTTGCTGTTCCTGGCACAAATGTAACAATTGGAAGTAATGGTTCAAATACTCCAGGATCTGCAACTTTTACTATAACAGTAAATGGAAGCGGTGTAGCAACCTCTGTTATTACAGACCGAGGTATTGGTTTTAATACTGGAGCTACTGTTACTATTGCTCCTGCAGCAATTGGTGGAGGTACCACTAGCTTAGTACTTACTGTAACGAGTGAAGCCTATACAAGTGATACTACTGATCTTGATATTAACTTCTTTGACTCAAACAGATCATCTCTTTCAACTTTTGATGTTTACTTTGTATTAAGCGACAGAAGTGCAGGACGACTTGTTTACAAGCTATCAAACGCCGTAATTAATGAAGCTTCTGTCGACTTTGAGATTGATGGTATTGCTACTATTAACTGGTCTGGATTTGCTGGTCAAATTACAGATATTACAAGTGCTTCTGGATTTACTGCTCAAGACTCTGCACCTTCTGCAAGTGCTGCGAACGAGATTTGGATTGATACAAATGATTCAGACTCTTTCTATGTATCTTCTGGAACAGGTACAAGTAACTGGCATCACACGATTGATGAAGGAACGACAACTACAGATAACTTTATTCGAAA